CTGATAAATTAAGGTCCGTTACGACCGTTGGCCAAAAGCTCAAACCATTCGCTTCCCTTATTAAAGGGGAAGTGTGGTCCTCTGAACAACCTCAAGTTGAAGTTGTAGGACCAATAGAGCTACTCTGCGTACCCAAGAGTTCTTGGATCGACCGTACGATATCGTCTATGCCGAATTTGAATATGTTTTTACAACTCGGTTTAGGAGATCTCTTACGTGAAACCCTACTCAAAAATGGGTGTGACGTGCGTGACCAGTCCGTGAATCAGGACTTAGCTAAAAACGCGAATAAGTTAAATCTCGCGACGATAGACTTGAGTTCTGCTTCCTCCTGGTTTACCTGGCAGAATCTGGAAGGAATACTTCCAGCTGACCTCATGCACCTGCTAGACCTAGTAAGGCCTGAGCAGTGGCTGAAGCCCGACGTTAGTGCAATAGAAAAAGGCGAATGTGATTTAAAGACCTGCGAACACACAGTGGGAGTTACATAATTACCTCCCAATGGGTTGTGGGTACACATTCAACCTAATGACATTGTACTTCCTCGCATTGGTGCGATGTACTGTACCACGCGATCTGCATAAACTCTGTTCCGTATACGGTGATGACATTATTGTCCCATCGGACTATGCGAATGAAGTTGTCACTCGACTTGAGACCTTAGGGTTTAAAGTCAACGCGTCGAAAAGTTTCCTGAGTGGTAACTTTTTCGAATCATGTGGAACTGAGTGGTTTTACGGCCATGATGTTCTCCCTTTCTACTTGAGAAAGGGGAAAACCGGTAGCGGTGGGAAGGTAAACCTTCCTATTCCGTATAGGATTCAAGTAGCTAACAAGCTTAGGAAATGGTCGATAAACTTTAATGACCGGCCTATCACTTGCGATGCTAAGTGGAGACCTATTTGGGAGAGGTGCATTAAAAACGTACCTCTGCAATACCGTCCACCTATCCCTATCCATCTGGGTGACGTCGGTTTAATCACTGATTTAACCTCATCACGCTATGAACATAGTTCATACGCAAAGGATAATGGTTGGGATCCGGTATATCGTGTCAAGTATCTTAGACGCCGTCCTGTACTCTCATTAAAAACGAGAATCTCTGGTGGACGTCTAATGACTGGTGATGGTAATGAAGTCCTCACGGACCCATTCGCCTACTTACTTTGGCTTGCACGACACAAAAGCAGACTCGAGCCCGGTCGCCTCGAAAGTGATTCCACTTCAATTGAAGAGGATGTTCTTAGAAACGAACCGTGGGTCAAGCTCGACACCAATTTGTCAACTGGTGTTAGTTCTGATATTCCATGGGACACTCACTTCAACCCAAAC